GATCGTGCGAGCCCGGGATTTCTGTAGATATGAGGCAAAAATATTGGATTTTCTTTGAGAAAATAATAGGATTCTCACGCGCGCGCGAAGAAATAGAAAATCAACTTGCAACGTTGCAAGTTGATTTGAAAATTTGATGCAAAAATATTTTTGAATTGCTGAATCAGGGATTTTATATTGCTCCTGCGTTGCTCCATCGGGAACAATGTGCCACGGAGACAGCGGCGTTGATGCCCCTGCTAAGGGAGTAGGCTGCTAACGCGGCGCGAGGGTTCAAATCCCTCCTTCTCCGCCATGAACCCAGCATCTAACAAGATGTTGGGTTTTTTGTTTGCCATGACCACTATATATTGTGGTTGGCAAGATTGCGAGACACAAGAAGTTGCGCCTTGTGAAAAGGCGCAACTTCTATTTATGGACGTGTCCGAACGAATACTTTTCTCTATTGCTCCCCTTATTGCTCCACGCGTTGCTCCCCCTGTTGCTCCTTTGGGTTTTCGGAGGCCGATTTGCCGGTGCTTCCGGACGACGATTTGCCGCCTTCGGGCTGGTTGAGGGACTGGATGGCAGCGATGGCGTCGGCGGTATCGGGATGAGCATAGCGGTCGAGCATCTTGGTGGAAGACCAGCGCATGATCTTCTGCACAGTCTGGGGCGCGATGGCGTTTGTGACGGCGAGGCGGGTGGCCGTGGTGTGGCGGCAGCAATAGGGCGTCAGGCGGCGAGCGCCCGCAGCGGCGAGGGCGGCGTAATAGCGATTATAGAAAGTCTCCTCGCGGTCGGGATAGACGAGACCTTCGCGACCGGCGCACAGATCCTCCAGCACGGGGCGGATGTCATCCGGGAAGAAGACGGGGGCCGCCTTGCGCACCTTCGTCTTCAAGCCGACGCCTTCGATCTGATTCGTGTCGAAGTGGATCATATCGACGGTGAGGCGGCGCAGCTCTCCCGTCATCATGCCGGTGTAGATCATAATCAGCGGGATGGCGGCATCGGCGTTGCCGGATTCATAGACGCGCCAGAGCGCCGCCTGCTCCTCCTGCGTGAAGGATTCGCGGCCCTCCTCCTTCAGATCGGGCAGGTTGATGAAGGAGGGCAAATCCTTATTCGCCCATCCATCGGCGGCGGCGAGGCGGAACATGTGGGTGAAGACGACCTTCATATCGCGAGCGGGATAGTAGGTATGCGCGTTCGATTCGACGCAATTGCGGAGATCTGCAATGGTGATCTGATCGACGCGCATATTCGCGATGGCCGCCGCCCTGCGCCACGCGATATTGTAGGCGGTGATCTTTCCATCGGAGAGCTTCGTCAATTCGCCGTTTGAATACAGATCCCAGTAATAGGCGAGCGGCGGCGCGGATTTCGTTTCCTGCTGGGTGCGCAGGGATTCGAGATAGCGGAGCGCTTCCGCTTTGGTGGCGAAGCCGGATTTTTTGCGGCGCTTCAACCGGCGCTTGCCGGATGAATCCACGAAATAGGAGAGCGTGACACATGCCGTCCACGTGGAGGCATCCGGCCTCGCCTTATAGACAGAGCCGGTTCCGTTCGGTCGCTGATGCACCTTTGACTGCGGACGGCGGACGATGGTGCGACCGCAATAGCAGCAGAGGATGGCATCATCGGGAATCTGGCGGGAGCAGCGCGGGCAGAGCATAGCGGGAACCTCCTATCATCAGCGGAGACCGGGCGGGAGCAGGGTGAACTGGACGGAAAACCAGAATTCACCGTCGATGCGCTCGAAGCTATACCAGTATTGTTCACCCTGCGCCGCCATGAGCTCATGATCGCCCTCCATGGCGGCGACGCGCTGGAGCGTGCCGGAATCCAGCGCGGTATTCAGAATGTTGAGACCGAGCTGGAAGGCATCGTGCTTCATATCGGAGGTGATCGTCTTTTCGTCATATAGCTTCGCCTCCAGCGCGGCGGCGAGGGCGCACATCTTATAGACGCCGCCGTTATCGTCGCTCATATCCACGAGGGAAGATATCTTATAGAGACGTGCCTCTTCCAGATTTGCGATCATGCGAACCGTACCGACACGGGATATGGCATAGGTGTCATCCCATTTCGTCACGACGGGAGTGGACATATCAATCGGCGACTGCATAAAATCACACATCAGGGCAAACGCGCCGACATAGGAATCAAAATCCACGCCGACCGGTTTTCTGCCGTTCGCCTCCGCGAAGGCGGAGACAGAGGACAGGGACAGGATGAGGACGAGGATGAGGGCAAGCAGCTTTTTCATCTGGCGGTTCTCCTTTGTAGAAGATCGAGATAGCGGGACTTCATGGAATCGTATTCGGAATCCGGAATATCCGGCGAATGCAGGACGTAGTAGCGCCACGCGTGCATGGCGAGGCGGGATTCCAGCGAGGCGAATTCCTCATCGGCGCGCTGGGCGGCGGTGCGGCCCTGACGATCCAGAAGATTCAGATCCATCGCGAGGCGGATGATGTGCTTGCAGGGAGCGGGGCTTCCCTTGGCGGCCTGCACGGTGAAATCCTTGCAGGTGCAGGAATCGAGGGTGCAGACATAGGGCGCGGCGGCGGAGCCGACGCAGACGGCGGACGGCGGATCGGCGGAGAGATCGACGGAGGAGAGCTTGACCTTCAGCGCGCGGGCGGCGCGGCCTTCATCGACGGAACCCCATTTCCATTCAGGCATGAGACGGCCTCCTTTTCAGATAGTGAAATTGTATGAAGATGTTTGCGAAATTGCTGTACTTGTGTCAAATATATTCGGTATAATCAATTCGAACAGAAGCGGCCGCGGATGTATCATGTGAATGAGGAGACGAGATACCATGACCGAACAGGAAGCCAGAGAGATCATCCGCGACCTTACCCCAGAGGAAAAGATTACCCTTTACGAGCTGCTTTTATGCCTCTTACAAAATCGAACACACGCTGTTTCTCATGATCGTCCAACTGAACCAGAAGCATAAGCAAATCCACGTCCAGCCCGCCGGTGTTGCCGGTGGGCTGTTTTTCTGTTTCTCTTCCAGCAAAGTAATCTGCCGAAACACCAAACAGATCGGACAGCTTGAAAAGACTTTCCCTTGAAGGCGCGATTGCGCCGCTTTCCCAGCGAGAAACAACAGACGGAGCGACACCTACTGATACGGCAACGTACTTTTGCGAATATCCGTACTTGCTCCGTAATTCAATCAGCTTTTCTTTGTTAAATTCCATGAACCTATCGCCCCTTTCTACTGATATTATATTCCCGTTGGGTATGAAGTGCAACAAAATAAAAATTCCTAACAGATATTGACAAGTACGTGACGAGGAATTATAATGTTACGCAGAACGTACATGCGAGGTGATTCCGATTGAGGAGATGGCTGCGAGAGATGCGGCTGGCGACACACATGACGGAACAGGAGACGGCAACAAAAGCGAAGATAGCACAGCCCTTCTATCACAACATCGAGGCCGGAATCAAGAATCCGTCTGTGGACACGGCAAAGAGAATCGCGGCGGTGCTCGGATTTGACTGGACGCGATTCTATGTGAGGAGATGGCTGCGAGAGATGCGGCTGGCGACACACATGACGGAACAGGAGACGGCAACAAAAGCGAAGATAGCACAGCCCTTCTATCACAACATCGAGGCCGGAATCAAGAATCCGTCTGTGGACACGGCAAAGAGAATCGCGGCGGTGCTCGGATTTGACTGGACGCGATTCTATGAGGATGAAGGGACGGAGCAAGAGGATGAGTGACAGGCCGCTGACCGGAGGGAAAGATCGGGAGATCATCGTGGACATCGGGTTTCGGATGCTGACGCCGAGGGAGCTTTTCAACGCACAGGGCTTTCCGCCTGATTACATCATCGACATCGACGCGGACGGAAACCCGTATCCGAAATCCGAACAGGTGGCGAGATGCGGCAACGCGGTGTGCCCGCCCATACCGACCGCGCTGGTGAGGGCGAATCTGCCGGAGATGTGCGCGGACGCGAACAGACGAGCAGGATAACAGAAGGGAGCGACGAGGAATGACCACGAAGGAGCTGGCGGCGATCCCCGGAAACTACGTCGGGACGAAAGAAGCGGCGGCGGTGATGGGATGCGACCGGTGGACGGTGAGCCTGCTGGCGAAGGCCGGGCGGCTGCCATATCGCTACTTTTTCTCCGGCAACCGGCTGAAAATCAGCAAGGCAAGCATTCTGGAAGATCTAGGATGGAGGGGAGAAGACGAGGATGAAGTGTGAGCTTTACAACGACAGCTTTCAGAACTGGAAAAGCTATCCGATCCAGAAGGCGCAGCTCATCATCGCGGACATCCCCTACAACCTCGGCGACCAGGCATACGGCAGCAATCCGGCATGGTATGTGGGCGGAGACAACAAAAACGGCGAGAGCGAGAAAGCGAAGAGCAGCTTTTTCAACAGCGACGGATACTTCCGGATCAGCGAATACTTCCTGTTCTGCTCGCGGCTGATGAAGCCTGAACCGAAAAACGGCAGGGGGGGCGCTCCGTGCATGATCGTATTCTGCGCCTACCAGCAGCAGAACGACGTGATCCGCTGGGCGGCGGACGCGGGATTTGTCAAGTACATCCCGCTGACGTTCATCAAGAATTATTCGCCGCAGGTGCTCAAAAGCAACATGAAGATCGTCGGGGCGACGGAGCACGCGCTGGTGCTCTACCGCGACCGGCTGCCCAAATTCAACAACGGCGGAAAGATGATTTTCAACTGGATGCCGTGGGAGAGGGACAGTAACACGATCCCGAAGATCCACCCGACACAGAAGCCCGTGAAGCTGCTCAAACGGCTGATCGAGATCTTCACCGACGTGGGCGACGTCGTGATCGACCCCGTGGCCGGGAGCGGGAGCACGCTGCGAGCAGCGGCGGAGATGCGCAGGAACGCATACGGATTCGAGATCGACAAGCGGTTTTTCCGCGAGGCACAGGAGAAGATGCTGGACAAGATGACGCTTGACCAGATGAACATCATCGACTATATGACGCCGAGAGGACAACAGCTATTGATAGAGGGGATTTGACCATGCGGCGATATGTGAACTGCAACGCCCTGCACCCGGCGCTGATCCGGCTCGGATATGCCGCGAGCTGCGTGCCGCCATCGGTGGCGTGGGGACGCGGAATCCGGGCGCGGAACATTGCGCGGGCGGCGCAGGCGGCGCGGCGGCGCGAACGGCAGATGAGAAGCGCATGAGCCTGAACTGGACGGAGGAAGAGTACCGCGAATATCTGAGAAGGCGCGGGAAGGAGCCGGAGCAGCCGGAGGCGACGTGGAAGAAGAAGGCGGCGCGGCTGAAATACGGCAACAAGCGGACGGAGCGGCATGGGCGCGTTTTCGACAGCGTGCATGAGGCGGACTGCTACGACGAGCTGCTACTTCGGGCGATGGGCGGCGAGATCCGCGCCGTGGCTCTGCAGGTGGACTTCCATCTGCCGGGCGGGACGATCTATCGGGCGGACTTCGTGACGATGGAGAAGGACGGCACATACCGCGTGCTGGACGCGAAGAGCGAGGCCACGAGGAAGGACAAGGTGTACCGGCTCAAACGGCGGATGATGCGGGAGTGCTGCGGGATCGAGATAGAGGAGATTTGACACATGCAGATCTATGAGATCGGGAAGGCGGACGAGCTGACGTATCTGGCGCAGTACCGGTACAGCGACGAGGACGGGCAGAAGATTTCCCGGCTGCTGGCGGTGTGGAACATCACGAACCGGAAGAAGGGCGTGAACACGCTGGCCGGGCGGGTGCGCGTGAAATTCATCACGGACGCGCCGAGGCACGGGGAAATCGAGATGCGGGACGTGGGCGGCGGATGGCAGGTGATGGCGCTCATCAAATACAATGTGGCCGCGAAATGGGCGAAGGAGAATTTGAGGGAATGGACAGCTTCACGCGGATAGAGTGGATTTCCAAGCGCGACCGGCTGCCAGAACGCGGGGACGCGGATATACAGGGATGCGTGCTGGCGTGGCACATCTACAACGGCATGATGGTGGCGGAATACCACGAATGCATCCGGAGCGATTTTATCTCTCACTGGGCGCCGAAGATACTCGGCCCGTGAAACATGCGCGCGCAGCACGAACGGTCGTGCGGGCGGGATTCGGGAAAATGTTGCAGCTCCTTTCTTTCTTTGCTAACCCCCATGATAAACCTTCCCTCCCGAGTTCCGCCAGATGCCGGTTCGATCCCGGCCGCGCGCTCCAGCCGCAACGGCTTGGCGGCAATGGTACACCTCTTGGGCGAAAGCGCCGCCGCAAGGCGGACGGATCGCCAGCCGCACGTGCTTCTGATCCTTTCGCGCGTGGGCGGCTCTCTGCGCGGCTGTCTCAATGGGGCAGGCAGACGCGTCAAAGAGAGCCTATCCGGGGCCGCAGGCTGCACGGGGAATGAGATGCGCCTTCCCCGGCGGGTTCGAATCCCGCAGGCCTCTCAATCAAATCTCGGAAATGCGGATGAAGGGAGGCGACAGGAATAGAGGATGTGAAGATGGCCGTGCTGACCAGAGAGCAGATGATGAGCTATGCCGACCGCATAATGGCGCGGATCATGAAGGACGAGCGGATCGACGTGCCCGCGCGGCTGCTGGCCGCCGCCACCGCGCCGATCATCATCCACATGCTGGCGGACGCGGTATTCGAGGAACAGGCGGACAAATAAAAGCCGCACGGCCTGTGCGGTCAGGTCGTGCGGCGGGTGCAAATCTCGGTGGGAGCCTTGATTTACGCGAGTATTATAGCAGATATGCGCGGAAAAATCAACTCTCCCATTAGATACAATGATCGGATGGGAGGTTTTGTTTTTGAGTGAGATGGTTACGGCTGCGGGTGGCGGGCTGGCCCTGCTGGACACGCTGGCCGAGGAGGCGCGATACTGGGCGGCGATGGATCGGCGAAGCCCATTTGAGCTGGGGCGAATCCTGACCCAAGTGAAGCCCATGATCGGGCATGGGAAATGGCTGGAGTGGATCGCCGACAACGCCGGATGCAGCGAGCGGACGGCGCAGGCGTACATGAAGGTGTACGACCGATTCAGCAAGCGGCCCGAGGCGGCAGGGATCACGGATCGGAGCAAGCTGATTAAGCTATTGCCCATGCGGGAGGAATATCTGGACGAATTTCTCCGCGAGAACGACGTGAACCAGATGAGCGCGCGACAGATCGGCGAGGCCGTGAAGGCCGCGAACCGGGCAGAGCCGGAGAACAGGAAGACGCCGGAGCCTGCGAGCGCGCCGGAGAAGAAGCCGGTGAGCGAACGCGAGGACGCGAACGGGCGCGAGCTGGCGAAGAAGTACATCGCGGAGAACCGGAAGCTGGAGAACAAGATCGAGGAATTGAAGGGCAGGCTGGCGCAGAAGGAAAGCGAGGCCGGCGACATGAAGGCCACCAACAGCCTGCTCAACAAGCGGCTCAACGAGATGGCGAAGGAGCAAGCCGAGCGGCAGGGGCGCGAGGCGCGGCAGGAGGCGGACACCGAGGGCGCGGTGCTGACGGCGAAGGGATTTGCCGAGGCGGCGCAGCGGTTCATCGGGGCGTGCGCGCAGATGCCGCAGATGCGGCGGGCGTTCAGCCGGATGGAGGGCGCGGAATGGGACGCCTTCGACAGGAACCTGACGGCCATCGAGGCGTGGTGCAAGGCCGCGCGGGAGGCCATGAACGCGGTGGAGGCGGAATGAGATGAGTGGAGAGCAGAGAGAGCACATCGCCGCCGCCATCGGGATGATGGACATGCTGACGGCGATCCTCAATGACAAACGATTCGAGATGGTGCGCGACATCGTGAACGACCACATTCAGATTTTGCAGGAGATGCTGGACAAGGACGCGGGGGTGTGACGACATGACAATTGACGAGACGATCCGGGCGATTCAATGTTGCACGAGCACGCCTCCGAAATGTGGGGAATGCCCGGAGCATGGGCCGGGGTTCGGAATCGCATGCCGCCAAGACATCAGAAAATGGTCAGTACGGTATTACATTGAGGACACGCATAGGAGGATATGCGAATACGACATGCGCATAAAAGCGCTTGAATCCGGGATGTTTGAGTTGAGAGCGCGGGCAAAGGCGTTTGCGAAAGAGACGCAGGAAGACAAAACGAGGTGAAACCGTGGGAAGATTGACGAAAATCGACTGGTGCGACGCTACGTGGAACCCGGTGACGGGATGCCTTCATGGGTGCGAATACTGCTACGCGCGCAGGATTGCGGAGCGATTTGGTGGAGGCTATCGCCATGGTTCCGAACCAGCAGATAGAAGCTGGAGATGGTGGAGACAGAGACCAGATAGCGACTATGATTCGAGAGACCTTGTAGGAGATCATGCCTATCATGCAAATGGACAAATCCATGTGCTGGAAGATGTTTGCTATAGTTATCCGTGCCTTTCGTCCATCTCACCACCAGAGGATGATCCGAGCAGGGAAAAAGCCCCATATCCTTATTACTTCGACCCGACTTTCCACCGCTACCGACTGGACGAGCCGAAAAAGTGGAAAAAGCCGCGCACGATCTTCGTGTGCAGCATGGCGGATCTGATGGGAGCATGGGTGCCGGACGCGTGGAAGCACGATGTAATCGCCGCGTGCAAGGCAGCTCCCCAACATCGCTACCTGTTTCTGACGAAAAACCCTCTCGGATACGATATCTGGCCGACGATTGACTGCTCTGTGAAGGACAAATTCGATCAGGATAATTTCTGGCTCGGATGCACAATGACAGGGCGCGAGGATTTGAGCAGATATCAAGATCACTACGGGCGATATCTGTACTGCATGGGCGGCAACATACTTCCGGGCAGGGCACATCGCTTTATCAGCATCGAGCCGATTATGACGGACGTCATGGAGCTGCCGGGATATCTCGCGCGCAGCGCTTTGAAGGAAGCCATGCTGGAGCACGCGGCGGGATATTCCGGAAGCGTCGAATGGATCATCGTCGGTGCGGAGACCGGAAACCGCAAGGGCAAGGTGATTCCGGAACGCAAATGGATCGAGAAGATCATAGACGGCTGTGTAAAATATCACATTCCGCTGTTCATGAAGGAATCGCTGCGTGAGATCATGGGCGAGGATTTCAGGCAGGAATTTCCGTGGAAGGTATGAGAGACTTGGACGAAAAAATGCGCGACTATGTGGTTCACGGGCTGGAGTGCTGCATTTTACGCGATCCTGACGATAAAGTGAGATGCAGTCAATGCCCGCTTTATGAAGCAACGAATTGTCTTAACCGACTAAAGAACAGCGCGCTGATCCTCTTAAAACCGCGTTTGCTGACGTTGGAAGCTGTGAAGCGGCTGAAATACGGGGATGTGGTGTACATCGAAGGAATAATCGGCGAATGTTTCGCGGCAATCGTGCATGACAATGTGCAGCATCTGGGCGTTCTCCAGACCGTCTCATTGCCGTCGGACGGCGTGGGGAACAGTGACTATGATTATTATCAAAGGACGTGGCGGTGCTGGAATAGCGAACCGACCAAGGAGCAGAGGGAGGCGGTACCGTGGGAGAAATGACGCCCGTTGAGCGCGGGGAGATGATCCCGAGGGACGCGCTGGCGGAGACCATATCCGCGATGATGACGCCGCTGCTTTCGCAGATGGCGGAGATCATCAGCCGGACGAACACGGCCATGGAGCAGATCGCGGCGGCGCAGCGGATGCAGAGCGAGCGGATGAGCGAGCTGGAACGGCAGATTCGGATGCAGGTGACGCTGACAGCGGCGCAGGTGAAATATCTGAATCAGGAGATCCGGAAGGCGGCGGAAGGGATTCTGGCCGTATACGGGGCGGACGACGCGGCAGCGGTGCGGAAGCTGGGAGGATGCATCCGGAAATACGTATGCGCCATGTACGGCGTCGGCAGCGTGCGCGAGATCCCGAAGTGCGACTACGGCGCGGCGATGCAGCTGGCGCAGCGGTGGATGGACGCGGATCGCGTGGCGGAGATCGTGCGAGAGGCGCGGGAAAGGAAAACGAATGGAAAAGCAGATGACCATCAATGAGATGATCGAACTCTTCGGCGTGAACCGGCAGCTCGTTTACACGGCGGTGGACTATTCCGGGCTGGAGAAGCGGATCAACGGGAAATACGACGTGGAGACCGTGCGGAAGGCGATCATCCTGATCCTCGACCGGCGGATCGAGAAGCACTACGAGGCGCTGACGGAGACGGCGGCGACCAGGAAGGCCGTGCGGATGGCCGGAAGGGAGAGCGCGGATGGCGAATGAGGAGCGCGTGGACGCCATTCAGAAAAAAGAGCCGGAGCGCGCGGAGCAGCTGCGCGAGATGAAGGACGGCGAACCGATCTGGAAATGGATGGAGCGGATGCGGCGCGAGAACGGAATCCGGCTGGACGACGCGGCGGAGAAACTGGGCGTGAACCGGATGACGATCAGCGCGTGGCTGAACGGCCAGACGGCCATCACGGAAGACCAGCTCAAACGATTCTGCGAGGCGCTTGGGATCAGTTGTCCGTTCCCGCCGCCGAGGCCGCAGCCGATGACGCCGGATGCCATCGTCGGGTGGCTCAAAAGCGAATTGCGCTGGGCGGGCATAACCGGCAGGGAGGCAGGAAAGACCATCGGGATCGACGCGAGCGTGCTGGCGAAGATGCTCAACGGGAGCATGCCGATGACGCCGAAGGTATACAAGGGGCTATGCGGCATCGTGGGGTGCTATCCCCAGATGGAGACTGTATTCTATGCCGAGGCGAGGAAGGCCACAGCGCGGAACCCTTCGAACGCGGCGGAGGATCTGGAGGGGAACATCGAGGAGGCGGAACAGTTGCCATTTACCGTGCAAGAGGCAGGAGAGGTGCTGGCGAAGAGCGCGGGCGCGGCGGCGAAGAGCCTGGAGACATTCGCGGCGGAGGCGGCGGACGCGGAAGCGGCAGAGAGGGCGGAAGCGGCGGCTTTCCGCAAGGCGCTTTTTGAGAACAGCGCCTTGGCGAGGGGAGGCGGCGATGCGCTGATGGCGGAGAGCGAGCAGAGGTTCGCGGAACAGGCGAACGCGAAGCCAGAGGAGGCGGAGAAGCCCAAGGGATGGAGCCTCTATCGGGACGGCGTGGAGATCTGGCGGTTCAGAGACCCGGCGCACATCCTGCTGCTGATCGTGACCATGATGGACGAGCTGGCGGACGAAGTGGCCAGAGACGGAGGAAACGCATGACGAACCGCGAGCGTGTGATGCAGGAGATCGACCGGATGGACGACGCGGCGCTGGACATCTTCCTGCTGATAGCGACCAACAATGGCGACGGGCGATTCCTGCGAGTTGACGATTATTGCTGTGTGCCGGAAGTCTGCCCCGTGAAGAGGACATGCGGAACGACGATGGAAGACACCCCATGCATATTTGGGCGCGGCGAATGGCTGGCGCTCGAATGGGACGGACGGCCGATCATACGGGAGGACGCGGATGCGGGACAATGACATCACGAGGGCGGGCGCGCTGCTGTGCCTGATCGCGGCCATCGCGATCCTGAGCCGGGAGCTGTGGCGGTGGAAGCGGGACGACATCCTCAGGGAAATCTTCTGCTGGTGCATCGCCATCGCGTCGGCCATCGTCGGATACAGCCGGCAGGAGATGTTCTACTCGACGGACGCCTTCCTCGAAATCGCAAACGAGAAAAGTGGAAAGAAGGACGAACAATGAGACAGGATGAGTATCAAAAGCTGGCGCAGCGGACGGACAGCACTGGAAGATTCAAGGACGCAAAACGGATGAACGCCGTGCTCGGCCTGCTGGGCGAATGCGGCGAGGTGATCGACGTCATCAAGAAGTGGCTGTTCCAGAGCGGCGACGGCGCGGCGCTGCCCGAGGACAAGCTGATCGAGGAGATCGGGGACGTGCTGTGGTATCTGGCGGCATACGCAGAGGCGGAAGACCTGATGCTCGGCCAGATCATCAAAGACCCGGTGTGGAGCGGAGAGAACGGCGCGGGGCTGTACAGCGCTCTCGACCGGAAGTACGTGTTCTTGCACGCGTGCAGCCTGATGATCACAGCCATCCAGATCACCGATGACTTCACGTTCATGGGCAAGATATCAATGGATTCGATAGCGCGCGTGCTTTCGTGGTTTGCTAATCTCGCCCGCGTATCGCTGGAGGAATGCGCGGAGAGAAACATCGCGAAATTGAGAAAACGGTATCCGGACGGGTTCGATCCGGAGAGGAGCCTCAACAGGGATTTTGAGTGACGGGGACGTGAAAACGATGGAGAAGAAATTGCTGCCGGTGAAATACCTTTCCGAGCTGAACGCATTTCACGATTGGCATGTTACCCATCCCGTTGGGACGACAGCGTATGCCCTGATGTTGGCTCTGTACGATCTGGCCAACCGGGAACGCTTCCCCGATAAGATGGCACTGGCGAATTGCATTTTGTGCGGGCGGATCGAATGCAGCGAGGATTCTCTGGCGCGGGCACGGAACCGGCTGATCCAGGCGGGGCGGATCGAATACAGCGGACAGAAGCGGCGGACGCCCGTATATCGCATTTTGTATCTGACCGTATATCCGCAGAATAAGGCGCAACAAAATCCGCAGGATAATCCGCAATATGCGGGTTATCCGGGTAAACCGCTGACAGCGGATTATACCACGGGTTTCACCGCGGATTATACCACGGATTATCCTGCGGATTATCCTGCGGATACTATGATAGATATAGATAGAGATACAGATACAGATGAGACATACGGGAGAGAGGTTTGTTTAACAGAAGATGATAAAGACGTGTGGGGGGAGCGCTGGCGCGAGATGTGCAGGGGGATCAGGCCGGAGGAGAAGCGGAGCTTCGCCAGCGTGTTCGCCGCCATCGAGGGGCTGGCCCGGCACGGCATGGCCGACGACGAGGCGCGGAAGATGATCGAGACGGCGGCGGACGGACGATGGGAGGCCGAGCTGGCCGGAAAGGCGCTGGACATGACGATGGATCGGCAGCAGCGCAGCCCGCTGACCCATCCCGCCGATTACATGCGGGCGATTCTGGAGCGCTGGCGGCGCGAGGGGATCACCACCCTGAAGGAATGGAGGACGGAATTTGAGAGTTAGGACACATCCGGGGTTCTTCAATTCGGACGCTACGAAATACTTACGGGCGATCAGGCGGTCCATACGCCGAAGCGTGGCGCGGCGGCTCTCGAAGCGCCACAAGCCGCCGAGGACGCAGAACTATCTCAGCGAGCTGATGCGCCATCGCTGATATGACGCTGCGACGGCGCAGAATGGCCACGCCGTGAAGAGAGACGGCAATGAAGCGCGTGGCGGTGAGCGGCATGGGCAGGGCACTGAGCGGCAATGGATCGAAATGCAGGGGCACAGACCGGAAACGACGCGATCAGCAACGGAGAAGACAGGCGTGGATGGCAAATGAGACGGGCGGCAAGGGCAAAGGAACGGTTTAGAAACGCTGCGCAATGGCAAGGGGTAGCACAGCAACGCGACGCATGGGCATAGACCGGAAACGACGCGATCAGCAACGGCGAAGACAGGCGTGGACGGCAAATGAGACGGACGGCAAGGGCAAAGGATTGCAGCGAAATGACGCGTGATGGCAATGCAAGGCAAAGATAAGAGACGGCTTGGCTTGGCACTGCAGTGCTTGGAAATGGCTAAGAAATGCAGCGAGGTGGGCTGCGGCGGCGTGGCACCGATACGGACAGCAGGGAGAGGGCATTGATAAGACGCGCGGCGCGGTGGCATAGATCTGAAAGGGGACGCGGCGGCTATGAATGGAGGCGGATAGACAGGGAGAGACGTGGCGATGATGGGTATGGCATTGAACGGCAATGGCATGGACAAGCGATGGACGGCATAGCGGCGGCTATGCAATGCAAGACGGCGGACAGAAAGGGCGTCGCAGCGAATGGCCATGAGACGGCACCGAGGAGTGTAGATACGCAAGGGAAAGCGGCGGCTTTGCGCAGGGTAGACCTGAAACGGCAAGGCATTGCGTAGACCAGAAACGGCGTGGCCGCGATCAGAAATGTGATGGCGAAGAACGGCGACGAACTGACCGGCGATGGCATTGCGTAGGACAGATTTGATTTGGCATGGTGAAGCCGAGGTATGCGGAGCAACGGGAGAAAAATGCATGGCGGCGCACCGGGACGGAATCGAGGAGCGGAGATGGGCGACGGCATGGCTTCGGGCGGCGGTGCTGCGAAAGAGCAGAGAGGAGAATCGAGAAGAGAAGACGCGGCAATTCTTGGCCGTGACCGGCTTTGAGAAGGCATTGAAGCGGAAAGCACCGGATTGAAACGGCGAGGAAAAGCAGGGAGAGGGGATGCGGCGGCACAGGCACGGATTGATCTGATGAGGCAATGAACCGAGAAGAACAGTGAAGAAACGGAACTGATTAGACAAGCATAATAAGGTCATTTTCAAGGCGTGCAAACGCTTTGAAGACTATAATGGGGTGAAAGCATGAAGGGCTACAAGGCGTTTAACAAGGGGCTTATTTGCAGAGGCAAGCAGTACGCGGAGAACACGGTATTCGAGGAAAGCGGCGCGGATTCGTGCTGCGAGGCGGGTGTGATGCACTTTTGCGAAGAACCGTTTGCAGTATTGAACTACTACGATTTGGTTGATGAGCACGGCGAAATGCCGGACTTTGCGGAAGTTGAAGCACTTGACGAAGTGCTGACTGACGGCGACAAACGCGCGACAAAGAAGCTCAAGATCGGGGCGCGGCTGAAAATTAAAGATTTGATTGACGCTCAAATCAAATTCGTATCGGAGAAATGCGGAAAAGGTAGAACGGTGAGAAAAGACGAGAGCCAGGTTGCCGCCAGCGGGTACGAGAGCCAGCTTGCCACCAGCGGAAACCGGAGCCAGATTGCCGCCAGTGGAAACCGAAGCCAGCTTGCCGCCAGCGGAGAGTGGAGCCAGATTGCCGCCAGCGGAAACGGGAGCCGCCTTGCCGCCAGCGGGTACCGGAGCCAGCTTGCCGCCAGCGGGTACGGGAGCCGCCTTGCCGCCAGCGGAAACGGGAGCCGCCTTGCCGCCAGCGGAGACGAGAGCCGCCTTGCCGCCAGTGGAAACGAGAGCCGCCTTGCCGCCAGTGGAGAGAATAGCGTACTCATGGCGTGCGGGCGCAATTCCATAGCCAAGGCGAATAGCGGTTGGATCACGCTTGCAGAATGGGATAAGATCGACGATAAGTACGTTCCCGTATGCGTCAGGTCTGGGCATGTTGGAGATGATCTAAAACCGGATACGTGGTATAGGCTGGAAAACGGCGAGTTCGTGGAGGCGGGAGAATGAGCGAGTTGACATTATTCGATTTGATGAAGGAGAAAAAGGCACTATGACGGAGTATGAGCTTATCAATCCGAGCGATCCATATACCTTTGTTGCTGCGGACAAAGAGGTTGCCGCGCTGGTCATTGGGAATTTAAGCCTTGCTTTCGGAGCGGAAACGAAGGACGAGGCCGAGGCGGACAGGGTGCCGATCTTCATGTTTGGCGGCTTCGACGAGTGGTATCAAGAGGAGTTCGGCAGGACGCCGACGGAGGGCATGGCGGCCAGGAAGAAAGAGGTCGGCGACGCGCTGGCGTCCTTCATGCTGGGGCGCTTTGAGGACAGGGCGAGATACGACGCCGCCCTGGAAGCCATCGACGATCCGGCAAAGGCCGAGGCTTTCAAGGAGAAATGGCAGGACAGGCGGACGAGCCTTAACAATATCGGAGGCGTGGCACACAGCATCGGAAAGAAGCTGCTGAAAGCGACAGGAAGGATGGAAGCATGAACAGCACGGTAGAAATCGTTGTGGACAACTTCGCCGGGGGCGGAGGCGCGAGCACCGGCATTGAGAAGGCATTGAAACGGAGCGCACTGGATTGAAACGGCGAGGAAAAGCAGGGAGAGGGGATGCGGCGGCACAGGCACGGATTGATCTGATGAGGCAATGAACCGAGAAGAACAGTGAAGAAACGGAACTGATTAGACAAGCTGGGGCAAAGCACGGAGGAGCGCGGGAGAGCAACGGCATTGAATTGCGACGAGCCGCAAGGGATATGCATTGCTGCGCACAGAACCGAAAGGGCATAGATGTGAGCAGAATCGACCGAAGCGGAAATGCCTGGGTAAGCGGAGGCAGAGGTGAGATGGGGAGAGAATCGCAATGAGACGGATTAGATCAGACATGATGCGCGGAGACACGGAAAAGCGCGGAGAGGAGAAGACGGCGATGACAACAGAGCGGCGAAGGCGATGAGAGGCATAGGCAGAGATGGGCATAGACCAGCATAGGCGAGGATCGACGCGGCGTTGAGACGTTGAGGACAGAGGAGTGGTGGCGATGGAAAGCGTAGAACCGCCGGGGCATTGAGGAGAAAGGCACAGAATCGAAATGGCGAAGCAAGGCGAGGCTACGCGGCGAGGCGCTCGGAAACGGCTATGAACGGCGCCGAACTGCTGCGACGCGAGAAGGCCACGAAAGGCGCAGCAAAGCATGGAAACAGCGTGGATCGGATGGGTGCTGCGGCGAAATGAAGAGGCCAAGCGAAATAAACGACCGGGCGGGGAGCCGCCCACACACATGACACGGCGAAGAGCCGGAAGAAACAGAGGAGGACGACCGTATGAATTTTGAGACCAGAAAATATCGACTGACCGGAATCACCGAGATGCTCGGAAGCCAGAGCGCGAACCCGAAGATCCACAGCGACTTCATCGCGAGCAAGGCCCCGACGCCGGAGCAGGGCGCGGAGGAAACCGCCATGCTGCCGAAGGAAGAGGAGCTGATGGACAACAAGGCGACCGTGTTCCTGCGGAACCCGGCGGACGGGGGGCTGTGCGTGCGCTGCCATGCCATCGTGGGTTTTTTCAAGGGCACGGTGAACACGCTCTCCGCGCAGAACGGCATCAAGCAGGCGGCGGGCAAGGTGGGCAATTACGTTTTCGTCAGCCCGATCAACATCCCCATCGTGCGGCAGGAAACCGGCGAGATCGTGACGGAGCCGGACGGGCTGAACGAACGCCCGCTGCGGGGCGAGACGCTGCAGGGGCCGCGCGTGGCGCTGGCGAGCAGCGAATTCGTGAAGGACTGGCAGATCGAATTCGAGGTTGAGCTGATCGAGAATGCGGGCACGGCGAAGAGCAAGCCGGTGACGTTCGAGGCACTGGAGGAGGCACTGGACTACGGCAGGCTGAAAGGCCTCGGCCAGTGGAGAAACGGCGCATACGGGAGATTCACGTGGGAGCGCATAGGTTGACTTGAAAATCTGCGGATTTTCAAGTCGTTTGGGAGGGCCGGACGCCTGAAAATCTGCGGATTTTCCGGGCGGCGACCGGAATGGGAACGCATTTTTCTCCGCGAATGTGACCATTCGCTCCCGAAAAATGCCGGAACCGCCGTACACGCCGCCGGTTCCGATTTGACGGGCGGTTCTGCGGGACTATATCGACAGTTTGCGGCAGGCTGGGGACGGCCTGCCGTGGGCTGTGTTCGGAGGGAAAAAAGGGACGATGAGTATTTTTCTGATTGCGCTGGCGGCTTCGTGCTTCGGGCTGGGCGCGCTGTGCGTGCTGTTTGTGTGGTGCGCTTGGCGGCAGGGATGGAAGGATGACGGAGAGGAGATGCGGAACGGAAAGGGAGACGATGTAAAATGACGGACGTTTTATGGATCGCAGCCACGATCCTGCTGGCGCTGACTGGCAGTGCGCTGATTGTGTGGCTGGTTGTGCTGCGGATCTTCCGCTGCATCGAACGGGTAAGCGACAGGATGTTCGAAGAGAGCACGGAGCGGCACAATGCTGACAAGCGCTGAAAAACGCGAACGTTTGCGGATTTGACGGAGGACGAGTGGGAGCCGGAGGAGGGGCATTTGACGGCGATCAATCGGGATCTGGCCATCATCGCGGAGCAGGTCGCGGCGATGGAGCGGATCGAGCAGATCCAGACGGCGATTGAATTCCAGCGCGACAAGGCGCAGGACATCACGCAGAAATACGACCGCGTGGGCGGCGGAAAGAGCGGCGGCGTGCCGCACGGGCTGGAGGGACTGGTGGCGGAGCTGGACGAGCTGAGGCGGCGCGAGGTGGCGGCCATCGAACGATATACGGCGGCGGCGCTGGCGGCGGAGGAGGTGATCGAGGGGATCAATAACCCGCAGATGAAGCGGTTTGTCACGTGGTATTACGTTCGCGGCGTGAAGATCCGCGTGATCGCCGCCGTGATGCACGTATCCGAGCGGCATCTTTACAACCTGCGCGAGCGGCTGGAACGGGCGCGGACGATCAACGAATGCGAATTCAGTTTGAGACGAATTTCAAATTGAGGGTTGACATTTGCAAACGTCCGTGATAAAATCATCACAATCAAAAACTGTGTCAAACAGGCGATGCCGAAACGGCAAAGCCTGTTTTTCTATATGGACTTGCGTCCTCCTCAGACGGAGCGGCGCGCGGCAGCAGGGGGCCGCGCGCCGCTCTTTTTTTGTTTTTGGCGAAAGGGGGCATGGCGGATGCGGATGTACGGCGACATCGAAATCGACGTGAGCGAGCTGGAAGGGCTGCTGGATCAGATGCAGAACGCGCTGGCCCCGGAGGAATTTGAGCGGCTGATGTACCGGACGCTGAAAGAAGTGGCGACACGGGTAAAGGCGGACGTGCCGCGCGAGGTTCAGGAGAAATATCTGGTGACAACGGGCTGGATCAAGGGCGGCCTCGGCGCGCCGAAGCTATACGGCAGCGGCGGCGAGATGACCGCCATCATTCCCATGAAGGGGCGGCGCGGCCTGCTGGGCAAGATATTCAAGAGCAGCCAGCGATTCGCGGGAAAGGCCGCGAGGGGCAAGAAGCGCCAGCGCACGGGCCGGGTGACGGCCAACATCCTGACGAGCGGGCCGAGCGAGCTGCCGGAGAAGATGCCGGAGAGCTACGGCCCCGGAAAGAACAAGCCCTTCATGCGCAAGGGCATGGTCTGGACGCGGCGGACGAAGGCACCGTATCCGCTGGCGGCTGTGGTGGACGTCACGATGCCGCAGACCGTGACGGTGCAGGCACGCGAAGGCGTGGAAGAGGACATCCGCAGACACGCGGAGGAACGGCTCGTCCACAACTTCACATTCATGTTTGGAGGCAGATGATGGGCGCACAGTTGAGCCGGGCGGAGCTGGCGGAGGCGGCGGGCGTTTCGCCGCAGCGGCTGGGGCAGATCGACAAGGCGCTGCCGGAGGGGCAGAAGCTCTTTCTGAAAACCGCGCCGGGCAAATATGACCTGAATACGTTCTTCCGGAACTACATCGCCTACCGGATGCCAGAGGAGGACGAGGACACGGATCTGGACGCGGTGAAGGCGAAGCACGAGGCCGTGAAGATGCAGAAGACACAGCTCGAAGTGGAGCGGATGGAGGGCGAGCTGATCGCCCTCGGCGAGATCAAGCGGCTTTGGGGCGACGTGGCCAACAGCGCGACGCAGAGCTTTTTGAACGCGGCGGCGGTGCTCGCGCCTTTGGTGCAGGGCATGACGGACGTGGCCATGATCCAAGACATCATCGACAGGGAGATCCGGATGCGGCTGGAGAACCTGAGCCGGACGCCGCTGCCTGCATACGCGCTGGACAATGAAAGCGGGGACGAGGAATGAGCAACGTCGGCGAGCTGGCGCGATACACATTTGCGCAATTCCGCCCGCCGAGGAAGCAGACCGTATCCGAGTGGGCGGACGAGAACCGGATTCTGACGAGCGAGAGCAGTGCGGAGCCGGGGCCGTGGCGGACGGACAGAGCGCCGTTTCAGCGGGAGATCATGGACGCCTTCAACGACCCGGCGATCCACGAGATCGTCATCAAGGCCGGTAGTCAGGTGGGCAAGACGGAGATCGAGATCAACATGATGGGATACGTCATGTGCATCGATCCCGGCCCGATGATCTTTGTGCAGCCCTCCTCGCTGTTCGCGGAGGACTTTTCCAAGCGCCGAATCGCCCCGGCCATCCGCGCCTGCCGGGCGCTGCGGGAACGGGTGGAGGACGCGAAGGGACGCGATTCCGGCAACACGATCCTGATGAAAAATTTTCCGGGCGGCAGCGTCGCGCTGGTGGGCGCGAACAGCCCGACGGAGCTGGCGGGGCGACCCGTGAGATACATATTCATGGACGAGATCGACCGCTTCCCTGCCAGCGCGGGCACCGAGGGCGACCCCATCGCGCTGACCGAGAAGCGCGCGGAGACCTTCCGCAACAGGAAGATCATCAAGACGAGCACGCCGACCTACAAGGAGACGAGCAAGATCGAGAAGGCATATCTGCGCGGGACGCAGGAGGAATGGCACATCGAATGCCCGCACTGTCACAGCTATTCGTTCATCCGGTTCGAGCAGATCAAATTCACACGGGAGAAATATCACGACGCGGACGGCGAGAAGCACTATCGCGTGAGCGACGTGCATTGGGAATGCCCCATCTGCCACGGCGGGGCCAGCGAATACGAGATGAAGCGGCAGCCGGGAAAGTGGGTGACGCGGAACGAGAAGGCGCTGGAGCAGGGCATACGGAGCTTTCGGCTCAACGCATTTTGCAGCCCGTGGAGCCGGTGGAACGAGCTGTGCATCGAGTTTTTGGAGAGCAAGGACGACCCGGAAAGCCTGAAAGTCTTTACAAACACGCGGCTGGGCGAATGCTGGGAGATCAACGAGAAGCGGGGCGTGCCGGAAACGCTCTACGGCAGGCGCGAGCACTATGAAGCCGAGGTGCCGGACGGCGCGCTGGTGCTGACCATGGGCGTTGATACACAGGACAACCGCCTCGAATACGAGATCGTCGGCTGGAGCGAGAACGAGGAGAGCTGGGGCATCGCATACGGCATCATCCCCGGAAGAGCGGACGCGCCCGGCGTGTGGGAGGAGATCGACAATCTGCTTGAAAGGCAATGGACGCGGCGGAACGGCATGGGGATGCGCGTGCTCTGCACATTTATGGACAGCGGCGGACACTTCACGGAATACGTCTATCGCGAATGCGCGAGGCGGGCGAGCCGCCGCATGTTCGCCATCAAGGGCGAGGCCGGACAGGGCAAGGAATATGTGCGCCGGATGAAAAACAGCGTGCAGACGGGCGTGTGGCGCTTCCTCATCAGCGTGGACGCGGGCAAGGAGGCCATCATGTATCAGACCACGGTGGAGCAGCCGGGGCCGCGATACATGCACTTTCCCATCGACGCGCGGGCGGGATACAGCCTTGAATACTTTCGGGGGCTGATCTCCGAGCGGCAGGTGGTGCACCGGCGGATGGGGCGCGCCGTGATGACGTGGGAGAAAACCCGCGAGCGGAACGAGCCTTTGGACTGCCGCAATTACGCGCTGGCGGCATATCGCGCCTTCAACTGGGATTTCCGCAAATTCAAGGAGATCATCGGGAAAGACGGCGCGGAGGGCGAGAGCGAGCCGCCGAGGCGGAAGAAAAAGAAAAGCCCCGTGATCGGGCGGGGGATTCAACTGTAAGAGAGGAGGGGGACGATGGCGAGCGGATACACGCTGGAATACGCGATAGAGATGCGCGACCTCTATATGGAGTGCGCCCGCGCGCTGGCGAGCGGACAGGCGAAGCGATACAAGATCGGCACACGCGAATATGAGGGATATGCCCCCGCGGAGGTATACAAACAGATCCGCTACTGGAGCGACTGGGTGGACGCCCTCTCCGGAAAGGCGCGGACGAATCGGGCGGTGCGATTTGTGCCGCGCGATCTGTAAGGGGTGAGTGACGACATGGCAGAGGAGCGCAAGAGCGCGGCGGAGCAGGCGAGGGCGCTGCGCGGCGCATACCGGAAGGCGCACGCGCCGAAGATGAGCTATCAGCGGCACGGCGCGAGCTGGAGGCTGAACAGCCTGCGCGGCTGGCTGACGGCGCTGGGCGACGCGAACACGGACATCGACAGCAACGCCTCCACGCTGAGAGAGCGGAGCCGCGACCTGATATCCGGCGGCGGGCTGGCGCGGAGCGGCCCGAAGACGCTGACCACGAACGTGGTGGGCTGGGGCATCCAGCCGAAGCCGAAGATCGACGGCGAATATCTGGGATTGAGCGACGAAGCGCGGGAGGCATGGGAGCGGCACACGCTGCGCGAATGGAACCTGTGGGCAAAGAATCAGATGTGCGACGCGGCGAGGCAGCAGAATTTCTATCAGATGCAGGAGCTGGCATTCTTCAGCGCGCTGGCGAGCGGCGACGCATTTGTCGCCTTCGGCATGAAAGAGAACAAGCGCACGCCCTATCGGCTGGTGATCCGCATCCTCGAAGCCGACCGGATCGGCACGCCCATGAGCGCGGGCAGCAGCCTGATTCAGGCGACGGCGGACGGCATGATTATCGACGGCATCGAGATCGACCGCGAGGGGGCCGTGAAGAAATACTGGGTGGCGAACCGCAGCCCACTGGCGGAGGCGAACCCGCTGACCCTGGAATACATCGCCGTGGACGCCTTCGGAAGCGAGACGGACATGCCCAACATGCTACACATCGTGAACTACGAGCGGCCGGAGCAGCGGCGCGGCGTGCCTTTTGTCGCGCCGAGCATCGAGGTGCTAAAGCAGTTTGACCGGTATATCAACAGCGAGCTGGCCGGAAACCTGATGCGCAGCATGCTGGCCCTCTTCATCACCAGCGAGGAGGACACGCCGAAATTCCCGATGGACGAGGCGATCGATCCGGAAGAGCGGATCTCGGACGACGACGACATGCAGTTCGAGCTGGCACCCGGCATCATCCAGAAGCTGCCCGCCGGCATGAAGGTGCAGACCGTCGACCCGACCGGAAGCAACACGGCCTTCCAGAGCTTTGTTGAGACGCTGGAGCAGCTGACCGGCAGCGCGATGGAGATCCCCAAGGAAGTATTGACCAAGAAATACGAGAGCAACTACACCGCAGCGAGAAGCAGCAAGCTGGACTTCTGGCAGGTGGTGCGCGTATACCGCAGCCACTTCAACGACATGTTCAACCAGCCGATTTACGAGGCATGGCTTTCCGAGGCCGTGGCGACCGGACGCATTGACGCGCCCGGTTTTTTTGACGACCCGCTGATGCGGCAGGCGTGGTGCGGATGCATGTGGATCGGCGCGAGCATGGGCCACATCGACCCGATGAAGGAGGCCAACGCCGCCGAGAAACGCGTCCAGCTGAACATGACCACCGAAGAGCAGGAGGCCATGGAATACAACGGCAACGACTGGAGCGAGAACGTGATCCAGCGCCGCCGCGAGATGGCGGAGCGCCGCGACATGGACGGCGGGACACAGGAAGGAGAAACGACGACATGAGAAAAGAGCAGATCCGCCTCGGCTATCAGGTGAGCATGATGGCCGGGGACGGCGGCGAGGCGGAGATCCGGCTGTGGGGCGAGGTGATCCCCAACATACCGAGCGAATGGAAATGGGACGCCGAGGACAAGAGCGCCAGCGACTTCGCCAACGAGATCGCCCGCGTGAAGAACGAGGGCGCACGGAAGGTGACGCTTTCCATCAACAGCCCCGGCGGCATCGTGAGCGAGGCCATCGCCATGCGGAGCACACTGATGAACGCGGGCTTTGACGAGATCCGCGTGCGGGTGGTGGGGCTGTGCGCGAGCGCGGCGACGCTGCTGGCGGCGATTCCCGGCGTGGAGGTGGAGATCTCCGAGGGATCGAGCTATATGATCCACCGCCCGATGAGCTGGGTGGGCGGCAACGCGGACGAGATCGCGAACTATGCCGAGGCGCTGCGCAAGACGGAGGACAGCATCGTGAACATCTACTGCCAGCGCACGGGAAAGGACGCGGAGGAGATCGCGGCCATGGTGAATGCGGAGACATGGATGAACGCCGCCGAGGCCGTGGAGGCCGGATTCTGCGACCGCGTGATCGACGCGGGCGAGGGACGCGCCGCCGCGCTGGTGAGCCGCGAGATGCTGGCCGCCATGCGGGCGGAATATGACCGGGTGCCGGACGGGATCGCCGTGGCGGAGACCCGTGAGGAGATCGACGGCGGCGAGACCGGGAACGAGAGCGCCGTTGAAAATAACATCCACGAGGACGATGGGAGGGAAGAGGACATGGACATCACCGTGGAGCGGCTGCGCGCGGAAAACGCGGACGTGGCCAACACCATTGCACAGGAGGCCATCATGGCCGAACGCCAGCGCATCGACGACATCGACAGCCTGACGCTGCCGGGATATGAGGACATCGCCGCCGAGGCCAAGCGAAACGGCACGAGCGCGATGGACTTCCAGAAGCAGGTCGTCGCAGCGCAGAAGGCCAAGGGAGCCGCCTACATGCAGAAGCGCGAGGACGAACTCAGCCAGCAGCGGCAGATCGCGCCCGGCACGCCGCGCATGAGCGGCGGGAGCGACGAGACCGAGCAGATCGCGTGGAACGCGGCGGAGATCGGCAAGATCGCCCAGCGCTACAAGAGCAACAACCAGACCATGTATTAAGGGAGGAGAGAAACCATGAACATGTTTCAGAAAATCGGCGAAAGCCCGCTCACGCGCCTGATCGCTGACCCGCGCGGCGCGGAAATCATCGGCGTGCCCATGGAAGCGGGCAACGGCACCATCGCGCGCGGCACCGTGATCTATCGCAAGGCGAGCGGCCTGTGGGCGCCCGCCGCCGCCGCGAACGTCATCGCCGCCAACGAGCTGGCGATCATCAATGAGGAGTGCGACACCACCGGCGACGCGGCCAGCGAGACCGTGACCGTCGGCCCGGACGCCGCCGCCTATCGCGCCGGCCGATTCTGGGACGGCTGCGTGAAGCTGACCGAGGACGGCGAAGTGACCGACGCCATGAAGGTGATCCTGCGCACGCAGGGCATCGTCTTCCTCTCTGGCAGCGACGCGGCGGAATTCGACAACGGCGTGACCGCCGCCTCGGACGACGACGGCGAATAACGAAAAGGAGCGTGAAAGAATATGGCTTTCGACATGTACAGCACCGCCGCCCAGCTGGCGGCAATCGAGCAGCTTCCGCGCGAATACAACTTCCTGCTGGACGAGTTCGTGCAGGACAGGGGCGCGGTGGAGGACGACCGCGCCATTTATGACTATCGCAAGGGCGACCGCGTGATGGCCCCGATGATCCACGAGAACACCGGCGACGTGCCGATGCCGCGCGACAGCTTCGTGACGCAGGAATTCGTCTTCCCGACCATCGCGCCGAGCCGCGTGATCGAAGTGGCGCAGCTGAAGAGCCGCAGCTTCGGCGAGGCCGTCTACGGCAGCAAGACGCCGGAGCAGCGCGCCCGCGAGATGCTGGCCCGCGACCTGATGGACATGCGCGCCGCCATCACCCGCCGCAAGGAATGGATGGTGAGGCAGATCCTGCTGACCGGCAAGATGGAGGTTTTTACCTACACCAAGGAAGGCCGCAACAAGTATGCCACCAAGTATGCCGATTACGGCTTCACGAACAACTACACCCCGCAGACCCCGTGGAATCAGGCCGGAAGCGACCCGGATTACGACATGCAGAAGATGTTCGATCTGGTGTACAACGGCAACGGCTTCGTGGACACCGTGCTGGTCGACCCCAAGACCGCGAACGTGCTGAAAAACAACGACAAATTCATGAAGCAGCTGGACATCCGCAACTATCACGTGGGCGAGCTGAACCCGAACTACATCGGCGCGGGCGTGCGCCGCGTGGGCGTGAACAGCGACGGCGTGGAGATCCTCTCCTACGCGGGCACGTATGTGGATGACGACGGTGTGACCAAGCCGAACCTGCCGGACGGCACGGTGATCTGCCTCTCCAAGAAGCTGCTCTCCGGCTTCTACGGCCCGGTGACGCAGGTGGAGGACGTCGGCATCAACGCCGAGCCGAAGACCTATATCGCCGCCGAGGTTCCGCTGCGCTGGGGCAGCATCGACGACAACTCCATCAAGAACCGCCTGATCAGCCGCCCGACCTTCGTGCCCTTCAACGTGGACGCGTGGGCCGTTGCCAGCGTGCTGTAAGAAAGCGGGGCCACACATGATTATCGCAAAGCATTTTGTGGAATACCAGGGCACGGTCTACACGCCCGGCGAAGTGCTGCCGGACGGGATCGACGAGAGCCAGATCCGCTGGTGGCTGAAGAAGGACGCCGTTGAGCTGCGCGGCGCGGAAGCGCCCGCCGAGGCGGCGGAGCCGGAGGAAGCACCGGAGGACGAGCCGGAGGAGCCGGAGAACGAGCCGGAGGAAGCCGACGCGGAATGCGACGAGGATGAGTTTGACGACGAACCCGCGCCCACGGTGGACGTGAGCGCGGCCATCGCCCCGCCGAAGCGCGGACGAGCGAGGAAAGGCGGCAGCAAATGACGGTGAAGATCATCAAGACCGGCGAGATCAAGCGCGTGAACGACAGCTACGGCGCGCGCCTGATCGAGCAGGGGCAAGCCGTGGCCCACGCCGAGGAGAAGAGCGTGAAGCCCTCCAAGGCGAGTGAGGCCAAGTGAGCCTGAAGGACAAGATCGCAAGCGACCGGCACACCGTATTCATGCAGACGGGGCATTTCGCCGACGAGCACACGTGGAACGGAATGCCCTTTATCTGCGTGGCGGACGAGGAGCAGGCGCTAAAGCGCAAGAACAACAACGTCAACGACATAAGCTGGGACAACAACACGCGCGAGGTCATCATATACGTGCCGAAGGAGGACTTTCCCGGGAGGGCAATCCCGAACGAGCGGGGATTCTTTGACGGGCGGCCCGTGAAGATCCTGCAGGTGCAGGACGACATGGGCATGTATGGCATCGCACTGGTGGCGAACTATCCGAGGCAGGTGGCGGACGAATGATCACGGCGAAGCGAATGGAAGGGCTGCAGACGTGGATCTATCGCACGATCTGCGAGGGGCGGCGGATGAAGGCTCCGTCGCCGGACAACCGCATCGCGGAGGCGACGTATCAGGAGCCGAAGGTGTTCATCGGATATGAGCCGGAATGGGACGACGAGACGGGATTCCGGACGGACGCGGACGGCATGCCGCTGGCCGTGACGCCGAGCATCCTGATCCTTCCCAACCCCGCGTATGTGAAGTATGTCGAGGAGAAGCGATTCGACCGATACAACAAAATCCACCGGTCGCAGGAATACGGACGGCAGTTTGCCGTGACCATCGAATTTCGCGTGTACGAGCCGGGCGTGCGGCTGCCCGGATTCAAGGAGAGCGCGGAAACCGGCAAATATGACATGACGAAGCTGATGGAGGGTACGCCGAACGGCATCCGGACGCTTCAGAACTGGATGGACGAATTCGAATATGAGCTTCTGGGGCAGATGTTCGTGCCTGGCACGGACATGACGCTGGACGCGGAGACGATGACGGACGGAATCTATCAGGACCAGAAATACATCGTGGACAAGCGCCCGATCTATTACGGATTCTGCAACGTGCTCTTCTACTGCCACGCGGACAGCGCGGTGAACCGGAAGATCGAAGCGATTTTAGGATAAAGGAGTGAGAGGAATGGCCGACTACATTCACGGCGCGTATGGCATCCAGAATACCGCCGGAAGCAAGGTGAGCCAGCAGAGCCCGATGGCGTTTGTCGTCATCGGCACCGCGCCCGTGCACCAGATCGCGGGCGGCGGCAGCAATGTGAATATCCCGAAGCTGGTGCAGAACATCAGCGAGGCGAGGAGCCTCTTCGGATACAGCGACGACTGGGCGAGCTACACCCTGTGCGAGGCGATGCACGTCTTCTTCGAACAGAAGGCCGTCGGCCCGCTGGTGCTCATCAACGTGATGAACCCGGCGACGCACAAGCAGGCGGAAGCCGTGACCGCGAGCCTGACGCCGAGCGGCGGACAGATCGTGATCGCGAACGGCGAGAACGTGATCCTCGACACTGTGACCATCGGCACGAAGACGAAGGGCACGGATTATGAGATCGCCTACAACTTCGCCAAGAAGGCCGTCGTGGCGACGGAGCTGAGCGCGGGCGCGCTGGGCAGCGCGGCGCTCTCCGTATCCTACAGCGTGGCCGACCCCTCCGCCGTGACCACCACCAACGTGATCGGCGCGAGCGACGGCGAGGGCGAGAACACGGGCGTATACGCCGTGCGCAATGTGTACACCCTGACCGGCTATGTGCCGAGCCTGCTGCTGGCCCCGGGTTTCTCCGGCGTGCCCGCCGTGCACGCGGCCATGTACGCGAACAGCCAGAAGATCGCGGCGCACTGGGACGCCATGATCTATGCCGATCTGCCGCTGACGGACGGCGCGACGGCGCTAACGCTCTCCACGGCATACAGCTGGGCGAACACGAACGGATACAACAAGCCGAACGAGAAGCGCTTCTTCCCGATGGTGCTGGGCACGGACGCGAAGAAATATCATCTCTCCGTGCTGGCGGCGGCGAACCTGCTGGCGCTGATCCGCGAGAACGACGGCATCCCCTATCACAGCAGCAGCAACACCGCCGCCCCGATCATCCAGAACCTGTATCTGGGCGAGGACGCGCTGAACCGCGTATACGACGACGAGGTCGTGAACCAGAAGCTGAACAAATACGGCATCACCTCCGCCGCCTACGTCTCCGGACAGTGGGTGATCTGGGGCGCGCACACGGCGGATTACAACCCCGACAGCGCGGACGAGATCAACGTGGCCGAGACCAACATCATGATGCTGTACTGGCTGACCAACGATTTCCAGCGCCGCCGCAGCCCGCTGGTCGACCGCCCGATGACGCAGAACGATCTGGAGAGCGTGGTGGCCGAGGAGCAGGCGAGGCTGGACGCCCTCGTGAAGATCGGCGCGCTGACCTTCGGCGAGGCGCAGCTTTCCGCGACGGCCATCAGCGAGAGCGACGTGTTCAGCGGCGACTATCAGATCGTGTTCAACGTGACCACGACGCCGCTGGCCAAGAGCATCACCGCGATTGTCAACTGGGTGAAGACCGGTCTGGAGATCTACTTCGCCGGAAGCGACCAGATCGCGTAAGGGGGGAATGACAAATGCCCAAGAGAGTATATGTGAACGTGGTGGATCACCGCCTTTTCAATGACGGCGCGGTTTGCGAGGACGTGACGGGCGTCGGCCTGCCCACGCTGGAGCATCCCACCACGGCCATCGAGAACGTTTCCGGCATGCTGGGCAACATCGACATGCCGAATCAGCACCGCTTCAGCGCCATGGAATTCACCGTGACGCACAACAACGGCGTTGGCTGCAACCGGCTGCACCAGCCGGGCAAGCACAACATCGAATTCCGCGTCGCGCGGCAGAAATACATGACGAGCGAGGCGGAGATCGACGTGGAGAGCGTGAAATACCGCGTGCTCTGCACCTATCGCAGCACCGAGCAGGGCAACATCGAGACGGGCAGCCCCATCGGTAGCACCGACCGATTCTCCGTTCTGCGATTCGAGAAGATCGTGGACGGCGTGCAGGAGACTCTGATCGACATCCCGGCGGGCAGCCATGTCGTGAACGGCATCAATTACAACGAGGACATCGAAGCGATTCTGAACTGACGCGGGGGAGCGCGGCGGCACGCCGCCGCCGCGCGAACCCGGCGAAGCCGGGGAGGGCACACACATGGAAGAGAACATCAAGCAGGATGAGCAGAAGCAGCAGGCGGACAAATACGCCGAGGGCGAAATGGAGCTGAACGTCCCGTTCATGAGTAACGGGCACGAGGTGACGAGCCTGAGATACAACTTCAAGCAGCTTCGGGGCATGGAGATTCTCCAGATCCGGGGCAGCATGAAGGGGATGAGCATCAACCAGATTCCGCCGGAAATGGCCTTTGACCTCTTCTGCGCGGCGGTGGAGCGCACGATGCAGCGCGACCCGGACAAGGAGAGCATCCGCGCGCACCTTTCGGCCATGGATCTGATCGAGGCGGTGGAGCGAACCACGCTTTTTTGGAGCGCTTCCGTGACGCTGGGACTGACGCGTATCTCCAAAGCATAGTGGAGATGGCAATGGTTTCCCACACACCCGCGACCGATTTTCTGAACATGACGATGATCGAGCAGGACGAGATGCGGGCGGCCATTCGAGCCGTGGTGAACGCGGCGGCGGAGCGGAAGCTGAAATGAGGAGGGCGGCATGGAGATCTATTATCAGGGGGTTGAGATTTCGCAGTATATGCCCGCGCTCGGCTGCGTATGCCGCGAAGCGGCGACGGGGCGGGCAGACACGCTGGAAATCGAATTCGACCATGCCGCCATCTGGCACCGCTGGAAGCCGGAGACGGACGACGTGATCCGCGTGGTGGAAGGCGCGTATGACACGGGCGACATGTATGTATGCATGGTGACACCGGGGAAGGGCAGATACCGCATCGTGGCGAGCGGCATGCCCGAGGCGGCGCGGCGGCGCGCGTGGCGCGGATACGCGGACATGACGCTGGAGACGATCATCCAGAACCTCGCCAGCGAGAGCGGCATGAAGAGCGGGCTTTACGGGATCGACGGGGGAATCCGCTATCCCTATCTGCTGCGGCGGAACGAGAGCTGCGCGGCGCTGCTGGCGCGGATCGGCGGGCTGGAAGGATTTTTCGTGAAGACATACGGCGGGGCGATCCGCTGCGTGGGAATCGAATACGCGCAGGGGATGGATGCCGCGGTGACCATGGAGATCACGCCGGAGCATGAAGGCGCGAGATGGACGCGGGCGGCGGGCAGGAAAATCAGGAGCCTGACCGTCTGCGGTGCGTATGTGAGTGCGACGGCCATGGACGCGGGCGCGGAGACGGGAATCGCCGCCGAGACCGCGCAGGCGCCGGCGGCGGACGCCGCGACGGCGGGACGCTGGGCGCGCGGCATGCTTCTGACCCGCAACCGGCGGGCGGAGAGGCTGACGCTCGACGTGACGGAGGACGCGCGGCTCCGGGCGCTGACCCGGATCTCGATCACGGGCGGCACCGGCGCGGACGGCGAATGGCTGATCGACGAATGCGAGCACGATTTGACCGCCATGCGCTGCCGGGCGGAGCTTGCGCGCGTGATCAGCACGATCCGATGAAAGACGGAGGGCGGCATGAAGGACGAGAGATGGGGCGCGGCGATTGAGCGCGGCACGGTGCGGAGCGCCGAGGGCGGATATGTGATCGCCAGCGAGGATCGGCAGGGCGTCGTGACGCCGCCGCTGCCCTCCCTGAACGGGAACGTATACGCGGCGGGCGACCGCGTTTATTTTTTTATGCACGAGGACGGAACCGGCGCTGTGATCGGAAGGGCGGTGATGTGATATGGCAGGCGGCGGAAAAGACCTGATTGCAAATATCATCATCAACGGCAGGACGACGGACGGATTCAGCCGGATGAGCCGACAGCTCAGCCAGATGGCGCAGCAGGTGGATCAGTTCGGGAGCGGCGTGCGGCGGTTCGAGACCGAGAGCCTTTCGATCTATCAGGATTACGAGACGAACATGCTGGCGGCGAAGGCCGCGCTTTCCGCGCAATACCGGAACGCGGGCGAGCTGAACAAGGTGATGTCCACGCTGGACGTGAACGCGCGGAAGTGGGCCAGCACGACCATCTTCCACACGGACGACGTGGCGCAGGCCATCAACGAGGCCAGCCACGCCGGATGGGATCTGGAACAGCAGATGGAGGGCATCCCGCGCGCGATGACCTTGGCGCAGGCGGGCGGACTGGATCTCTCCACCGGCCTCGACTATCTGGTCAAGGGCCTGAACGCCACCGGCACCGAATTCAAGGACAGCGGACAATTCATCGACCAGTGGACGATGGCGGCGAATTCCAGCGCCACGAACATCGACGAGATCGGCCAGGCATTGCAGAGCCTCGGCAGCGCGGGGCGCTTCGCCGACAGCACGGCGGAGCTTTTCACGATGCTGGGCACACTGGCGAACGTGGGAACGACGGGATCGCAGGCGGGCACGCTGCTGCGAAGCAGCATGATCCGCCTGATCGCGCCGACGGACAAGGCGCTGAAAACCATGAACGCGCTGGCCGTGACGGAGGAGGAGCTGGGCGAGGTATCGGCCAACATGGCCGGGCTGACCGAGGCGAACCAACTGCTGGAGGAGGCGGGATTCTCCGCATACGACAGCAACGGCGACCTGAAGGGCTTCCTCGATATCTACAGCGACCTGTATTCCGCCGTTTCCGGCATGGAAGATGTGGACAAGAACAAGGTGCTCTCGGCTATCTTTCCGACACGAACGATGAGCACGGCGCTGACCCTTTTGCAGGGCGCGGCGGACAGTTGGAACGGGCTGTATGAATCTATCCTCGGCAGCGACGGATACGCGCAGCAGAACGCCGACATCATGATGAGCGGCCTGATGGGCGCGACGGAGACGCTGAAATCCAAATGGGAGGAATTTCAGCGCATGTTCGGCAGCGTGCTGGCCCCGTGGGTGGAGGACGGCGCGGAGATTCTGGGCGACATCATCGACGGGCTGAACGCCATTGACCCGAATGTGCTTTCCGGCCTTGCGGGCGCGGCGACCGCGCTGGCAACGGCGGGGCCTGCCATGATGCTGTTTGCGAACGGCGCGAAGCTGATCTCCCTGCTCGGCACGAACGCGGGCAGACTGACACTGGTGGCCATGGCACTCAGCGGAATCGCCGCCTATGTGGACAGCGTGGAAAAGGCAGAATGGCTGGACAACTTCGGAGATCTCTCGCTGGATCTGGACGGGCTTTCCGGCAATCTGGCGGGCATGACGAGCGAGCTGGACACGCAGCGCGCGGCGGTGGACAAATGGGCGGACGCGGTGGATGACGCATTCGGCACCTATCTGGACGCGAGCGGCAGCCTGATGGAGCGGATCGTCAACGGCAACCTGACGGATCACACGTTTACGCCGGAGGAGATTCAGCAGCTCAACGATCTGGGCGACACGATGATCACCGCCGTGTACGACGGCATCGACAACGCGGAGGCGCGCGACCTATCGCTGATCGACATGATGTTCGGATCGAGCGACAACCCGGAGGACGCGCAGGTGTTTTCCGACATGGCGAGCGCGACCGACGCGCGATATGCCGGGCTGTATGCCGAGGCGGAATCGCTGGGCGCGGAGCTGCGCAGCAAGATGACCGAGGCGCTGCGGGACAGCGTAATCAACGACGAGGAGCAGGAGGCCATCGACCAGAGTGTCGGGCGGATCAACGAGGTCATGGCGCGGATCGCCGAAGCGGAGAGCAAGCAGGAATACTACCGGCTGATTGCGCAGGCGCAGCGAATCAGCGCGACGGATCTGGCGGGCGCTGTGGAACTGACCGACAAGGCGTTTGAACAGCAGCGGCAGGACGCATACAGAGATCAGGACGAGACGGTCGCGACCGCCATGGCGAACTATGACTACGCCATGGAGGAGGCGACGACACCCGCGGAACGCGAAGAGGCGCGGCGACAGCGCGACGCGGCCATCGCGGCGGCGGAGCGGGTCACACAAAGGCGGATCAGCGACATCGACGAGGCGGCGAGCGGGGAGATTTCCGGCATGCTGGGCGCGTCCTTCCGGGGAACCGGGCTGGGCGACGCGTGGCGAGCCATCGAGGCCATCGCCAAATCCGGATACTACAGCGACGGCACGTTCCTTGCCGACGCGGCGACGCCGGAATTCTGGCAGGGCATCGGCGTAACGCCGGGGATGATCGACCAGCTCAACACCATCGTCGCCAACCCGAATTTCGCGCCCATCATGAGCGCGCTTTCCAAATACAAGGGCAGCGAATCGCTGGCGGGGCGGACATACGGCACGCTCGCCGACATTCTGATGGACCCGGACAAACTGACCCCCATACTGGAGGCGGCGAACTGGGCGATGGGCGGCGGCAGGCCGGAGGGCATCGACGCGGAAACGCAGGCGCTGATCGAATCCGGACGGAGGGATTTCGGCGGATCGACAATCACACTGACGAACGGCTCCAAGGAGCAGATCAGCAACGCGGCGTTCCAACTGGCGATGATGAACGACACCAGCGACGCGGCGACCATCATGACGAAATTCGAGGTGGACGAGGAGACGGCGAACGCCGTGATCGCGGAGCGCGACGCGATGCAGGCTGCCTATGACGTGCCGCTGGAGGCGCAAGTAACCGTGACAAACGCTTATGAGGCGGGCCTTGCGGCGAAATCGGCGATACTCTCCGCCATCGGCACGCTGAACGTGAGACTGGGCTTTGGCGGCGGCGGAGGCGGCGGAATTTCGCGGGCGCAGGCATACGCCAACGGCGGACGCGCGACCGAGGCCAGCATATTCGGCGAGGCCGGAGCGGAATGGGCGATTCCGGAGGCGCACACGGCGCGGACGGGTGAACTGCTCAACGCGGCGCGAGCGGCGAGCGGATTTACGTGGGGCGAGCTGATCGAGCGATACGGCGGGCTGAACGGCGGCACGGGGCAGACGAACATCACCTACGCGCCGGTGATCCACGCGGCGAACGCGGACGGCGTGGCGGGCGTGCTGGAGAAGGACAAGGATCGGATGCGGCGCGTGATCCGCGACATGATGAGGGAGCAGCGCGAGATGGACGGCGCGGCGGCATTCGCGTAAGGAGGGTGGCTATGACCCTGAGCGGATATACATACGCGTGCAGCGCGGGGGAGACATTCGACCAGATCGCGCTGGACATATACGGGGACGAGATCTACGCGGCGGAGCTGATGGGCGCGAATCCGGAGCTTTGCAGCCGGTTGACCTTTCAGGGCAGAGAGGAGATCTATCTGCCCGTGATCGAGACGCCGGAGGAACGGGACAGCGCCCTGCCGCTGACCGCGCCGTGGCGGGAGGAGGCGTGACAGGGTGGACATTGTGAGCTTTGGCAGATTCGCCTTCATGGTGGACGCGGCGCACATCCGGGGCGCGACGAATCTGAAGCTGACGGCGGGCTGCGAGACCGAGGACGTGACGGAGAACAACGAGAAATTCGTCAAGTTCAAGGCCAGCAACGCGCGGGAATTCACCATGCGCGCGATCCTCGACCGGCGGCTCAACGAGGACGTGGAGGAGACGCTGAAAGAGATGACGCAGGCGGCGGAGAACGGCGAGACCGGATATCTCCTGATCGCCGGAAGGAAGCTGCTTGAATGCCAGATGATGCTGACCGCCGCGAGCATGACCGCATGTGAGATCGCGCCGAACGGGCAGATGGTAAACTGCAACATTGACCTAACGCTGAAACAGTGCAGCCGGGCGGACGGCAGCGGCGGCACCGGGAGCGGCAGCGGCAAAAAGAGCCGGAGGGGCGGCGGCGGCAGGGGACGCGCCAGCGCGAAGACGGGCGACGTGAACCGGATGATCGAAGTGCGGAATGTGATCGGCGCGGCGGCGGGCAACGCGGCGACGCGGGCGGCGCTGGCCATCGCAAAGGCGAAGCAGAGCGGCAGCGACGCCAAAAAGCAGAGCGCCGCGATGCTGGCCAAGGCGAACGCGGGTAGCAAGCAGAACCGGCTGAACAGCAAGCTGCGCACCGGCGGCGGATACCGCTAAACGGAGGAAAGTATGCCGAGATATTACGAGATCACAAACCGGGCAGAGGAGATCGACTTCGGCGAGCTGGACGAAGAGAAGCAGACGGTGCAGAACGCGAAGAACCTCATCATGTGCCGGATGGGCGAGATTCCCTACGACCGGATGCGGGGGCTGAACCCGGCGATCTACGAGATGCCGTTCAATGAGGCGCGGGCGGCGCTGGCGGAGGAGATCAGCCGGGCGCTTTTGTGGGAGCCGGAGGCGCGGCTGGTGAGCTGCGACGCGGCCATGGATGCGGACGGCGAGCTTTTAATCACATGCGTGATCGACGTGGAGACGGAGGAGGCGGATTGATTTGGCAGATGAGCTGCACTATCTGACCTATGACGCGGACGCCATCTGGCAGAAGATGCAGGAGGCGTACATCGCGGCGGGCGGAGACGTGCTCTATCCGGGCGACCCGAAGGAGATGCTTTTGCGAAGCGTGCAGGCGATGTTCATGCAGGCGTTCGCGGGCATTGACAACGCGCTTTTGATGCGGACGCGGAAATACGCCGTGCGCGAATATCTGGATCTGGTGGGCGAGAACAGCTTCTGCCCGAGGATACAGGCCGAGAAGGCGACACTGGACATCACAGTGACGCTGGACGCGGCGAGCGCGACGGACGTCATTCCCTCCGGGAGCATGGTGACGGCGGACGGCGAAGCGCTCTATGAATTCATGGCGGACGCGGAGCGGCCCGCCGGGAGCGACGTCATCCGCGCGACCGTGACATGCACGCAGGCCGGACGCGGCGGCAACGGCGTGACGGCGGGCACGAGCATGCAGTTTGTCGTGCCTGTGAACGGCGTGATCTCCGTTGTCGCGGCGGAGAATGCCAGCGGCGGACAGGACGCGGAGGATGACGAGGCATACCGCGCGCGCATCGCACTGAATGGCGCGAGCGTGGTGACGACCGGCACGAAGGAGCGATACGAGGCGGCGGCGCTGGCCGTATCCAGCGAGATCATTCAGGCGAACGCCATGCAGGACGGCGCGGGCAGAGTGAAGGTGGCGCTGATCCTCAAAGACGGCGCGAGCAGCGCGGCGATCGTCTCCGCCGTGGAAGAGGCGCTATCCCCGAGCGACGAGCGGCCATTGACGGACAGCGTGAGCGTGGCTGTGGCATCGGAGAAGGAATACGAGATTACCGTGAAATACAGGCTGCCGAGCGGCGTGACCGACACGAGCGCGCTGGAGGCGGCCATCGAGGACTATCACGAATGGCAGGATTACTGCTGCGGGCGCGAATTCAACCCGGATCAGCTCATCAGCCGGATCTATCAGGCGGGCGCGATGCGGGCGGAGATCGACAGCGGCAGCACCTTCGACGGCGGAGCCTGCGAATACACCGAGGTGGCGGCGGACGAGCGCTGCACGGGAAATGTGACGCTCGCCCCGATGACATAAGGGGGCGGGCACGTGGAGGAATTTGACATCACGAGGCTCGTGCCGAAATTCATTCTCGATGACCGGATCGGCTTCGCGCTGGCCATGGCCATACAGGCGGGCGTGCGCGAAGCGCTCGACCAGATCAACGAGGGCGTGATGGGCGCGATGCTGGTGGACAGCATGACGGACGCGATCCTTGACGAGACGGCGGAGGACATCGGCATCACGTGGTGGACGCAGGACGCCACCATCGAGGAGAAGCGGCAGACCATCAAGGACAGCTACAGCGTGCTGCGGCACCTCGGCACGCCGGCGGCCATCCTCTACGCCATCAACGGCGCGTTCGGCACCGGGCGCGTCGAGGAATGGACGGCCTACGACGGTGAGCCATATCACTTCCGCGTGTACACGACGAACGCGGAGGCGCTGACCGACAATTATGAGAAATTCGTGCGGATCGTGAACGCCGTCAAAAACGTGCGCAGCGTTCTGGACGGCGTTTACTATGTGGGCGCGGGCGGCGAGGCGCACCTGTGGACGGCGACGGCGGCGCACGGCGCATACGGCAGGACGGCAGCCGGAATCGAATGGGGGAATTAAGGCATGGCATACTTTGACGAAGCGAGCGTGACGGCGGCGGGCGCGGCGATCCTCAGCCAGTGGGCGGGCGGCGGCACGCTGGTAATCGACGGTGCGACGGCGGGCAGCGGCACGGCGGCGGACATCTCCGCGCTGACGGCGCTGACGAGCGAGAAGCAGGAGATCTCCATCGCACGATATACCGTGGACGCGGCGGCGGGCAGCGTGACATACGTGCTGCAATTCGCGGCGGCGGACACCGAATACACGGCCACGCAGATCGGCATTTGGGGACACGTGGGCACGGGGCGCAGGACGCTGATCTGCGTCTATCAGGACGCGCGAGGCATCCTGATCCCGGCGGCGAGCGACATCCCGGATTTCGTGTACGAATTCGCGGCCAGCATCGCAACGGGGATCGACGGGCAGATTTCCGTGAATGTGGACACGAGCGCCGTGGCCACGCAGGCGCAGCTGAACGAGGCGGCGGACGCGCTGGGCATGAAGACATTCGCCATATCCATTCCCGTGAGCGCGTGGAGCGCGACGCCGAACGGGACATACATGTATGTGCTGTCTGGGGACGGGATCACCGCCGACATGCAGGTGTTCTTCAACGGCGGCGACAGCTACATCAACGTGGCGGATCTGGCATACGCCTGCGAGGCGGGCTTGATCTATCTGACCACAAGCACGGTGCCGACCGGAACGCTGACGGGGACGCTGGCCGCCATCCGCACGAACAGCGCGGAGGCGATGAACGGCATCCTCAAAAAGCGCCCGGCCATCGTGAAAGAAAGCCTTCTGATGGTGACGGCGCAGACGAGCGGCGGGCAGACCATCCTGAACAGCCACCGGATCAGCGACTATGACTTCATCCTGTTCCGCTGGACGACGGGCACGGGCAGCAGCATCTGGACGCGCGACACGCGCCTCGCCATCGTGGAGGAGAGCGGACGGTTCGGCGCGAGCGAGCTATCCTTCGTGGACAGCAATAACGTGCAGCGCTGGGCGAGCGCGGAATATGTGGACGACACGCACGTGAGCACGGGATGGAGCGCCAACGCGACCGGAATCCTCTACGCATACGGCATCCGGCTCGTATGCTGACGGGCACACATGCAATGACAGGACGGAGAGCAAAGGAGGATGATTGAGTTGGCGGAGAAATGGCGGATCATAGAGAGCAGCAAGAGCGACGATCTCAACAAAGTGAACTTCCTGATCGACAAGGCCAGCGACATCAGCGAGCTGCCGGAATGGGCCGCGCCGGGAAGCGCCGCCTTCACGGCGGACATGAGCTTTGTGGCGCGGAGAAGCTGGACGGCACGTGGGCGACGCTGGTGGACGGGGCGCGATACGCGGACATGGACATGATCGCGGCGCTGGAGGCCATTCGCAGGACGTGGAAGGCGGCGAACCCGAACAGCCGCGTGGAGAGCCTGACGGACACGGCGCTGGCGGGCGGCTCATGAGCGTGCGCGAGGGCGTGATGGACGTGCTCCGGCGCGAGGACGAGGAATACGCGCGCACGCATGAAGACGTGATCCGCAGGATCGATTTGCTGGAACAAGATTTGGATGAGGGGTGAGAGACGATGAGCAGCGTGATGATCGGCAGCGCGAGGAGCGACGAGCGCGGGCGGGCGACCGGCGGCGCGGCGGGCGACCAGAAGGGCGGCAAGGAAGTATCCACGCAGGCATACTACGTGCACGCGAAGGGCTGGCGCGTGCTGCGGGCGAAGGACGCGGCGGCGCGGGAGAAGATCGCGCAGGCGATGGAATGGGCCTGCGCCGACAAGAAGATCGGCTATGACCAGAACCAGCGCGAGACGCTGCGCAAGGCCGTGGAGCCTTACGGATGGGACATCCGCAGGCTGAACCGGAACGTGGAGACGGATTGCAGCGCACTGATCCGCGTCTGCTGCTGCTGGGCGTTCCAGAAGGATCTGGGCGCGGGCGTGAGCTATTTCAACACCAACACAATGTGCGCGGCGCTCTTGGGCAGCGGGCTGTTCGACGAAATGACGGGCAGCAAATACACAGCGGGCAGCACCTATCTGCTTCGCGGGGACATTCTTTGCACGAAGACGCAGGGGCACACCGTCGTGGTTTTGACGAGCGGCAGCGGCGCGGCGAGCCTGACGCCGGACGCGGAGGAGCGCGGCACGCTGGGCGAACGGCTGCTGAAAAAGGGCAGCACGGGCGCGGACGTGAAGATGCTGCAGGAGGCGCTGAACAAGCTGGGCTTCAGCGCGGGCACGGCGGACGGCGAATTCGGCAGGAACACGGAGGCGGCGCTCAAACGGATGCAGCGGGCGGCGCGGATCACGGCGGACGGACAGTATGGCCCCGTGACCCACGCGGCGCTGATGGCCATGCTGACGGATGTGGATGACGAGGCGGGCACGGACGCGGCGGGAAGCGCCCGCGTGCGCGTGACGGCGAGCGTATCGGCGAACATCCGCAGCGGCGCGGGATGCGAATATCCCATCGTGTCGGTGGCGAAGCGCGGCGCTGTGCTGGAATGCTTCGCGAAAGCGGACAACGGCTGGTTCAACGTGGCCATCGCGGGCGGCACGGGGTGGATCTCACCGAAAATGGCGGAGGTGGTGAAATGAGCGACGCGGTGATTGTGGCGCTGATTTCCGCCGCTGCGATGATCGGCGCGCAGATCATCATCAGCCGCAGGAACACACAGGATCTCTACGCCAAGCTGGACAAGCAGAGCGAGATCGAGGACGAGCGCATCAAGGCACAGCTCGGCGTGATGAACGAGCGGTTCAGCGAGCTGGAGCGCAAAGTGGACAAGCACAACAGCGTGATCGAGCGGACGTACCATCTGGAGCAGACGAGCGCCGTGATGGAAGAGAAGATCAAGGTTGCCAACAACCGGATCGCGGATCTGGAGAAGGCCGCGAGGGTGAGTTAAGGACGGAGGAAAAACACATGGGCATTACGGTTGACGTGACGAAGATCCTGATCGCCGGGCTGGCGATCATCTTTGACTTTGTGGTTTCGTGGGCAGCGGCGAAGATCGTCCCCGCCGCGAAGGCGTGGCTGGCCGAACGCACGACCGCCCAGCAGCGGGAAACCATTTGGCACACCTATCTGACGCTGGTGAAGGCGGCGCAGCAGCTCTACGACGAGGGCAGGATCGGGAGCGACAGCGCCAACGGGATGCGGCGAATCGACTGGGTGGCCGACGAGCTTGAAAAGCGCGGCATCCTGCTGGATATTCCGACGCTGAAAGCCGCCGTGAAGGAGATGAACGGCACGCTGATGGATCTGGCGGGCGAAATCCTCACGAGCGAAGAAGAGGCGACGACCGATTTGGATGTGGAGCTGGACGCCGGGGACATGGAGCAATGGACGATGGATCAGCTCATCTACTTCGCCCAGATGAACGGCTTCCGCATGCCGCCCGAGGCGGACATGCCCGAGGATGAGGGCGAAGCCAAGAAATTTGTGATCGAGGCGCTGGTGGGCACGCTGGCGGGGAAATATGGCAACAGCGAGGCCGAGGTGAAGGCAAGAGCCGAGGCCATCGACCGCGTGCGCACGGCATGACGGCGCGAAATCCGCGAACGTTTGCGGATTTGATCCGGCGGAGCGGGCGGAATGCCCGCTCCGCTTTTTCCGGAATATTGAGATATACATAATGCGCGAGTGCGAAAACCGAAGGAGGGACGGGACATGAAGGTGGTCGAGCCGATCCGGAGCGCGGAGGCGCTGGCGAGGTGCTTTGAGATCGCGGCGGCGCACGATTCGAAGCGGCGCAAGGGGGACAAGCTCTCCTGGGAGCTGTTGCTGGTGATGGGATTCAACACGGGGCTGCGGATCAGCGATCTGGTGAAGCTGCGCGTAAAGGACGTGCGCGGGCAGGAATATGTGCGCGTGGTGGCGCAGAAGACGGGCAAGGACACGCGGCTAAAGCTGAACCGGGGCGTGCGGCGGGACATCGCGCGGCTGACCGAAGGACGCGGCGGCGATGAATGGCTCTTTCAATCGCGTCAGCGGGTGAGCGGGACGAAATTCCGGAAGGCGATCAGCAGACAGCGGGCGTATCAGATCATCAACCGCGTGGCGCGGGCGGCGGGCATCGAGGAGCGGATCGGCTGCCACACCCTGCGGAAGACGTTCGGGTATCACTACTACAAGCAATATCACGACGAGGTGGGGCTGCAGCGGATTCTGGGACACGACAACCGGCGGGACACCTTGGTATACATCGGCATCACGGCGGACGAGATCGACGAGAAGCTGGCGGGATTCTCCCTGCGGCGGAGGGCGATATGAGAAGCCCGTGCAAGGGCTGCGGGCGGCGCTGCGAGGGCTGCCACAGCAAATGCGAGGCGTATGCGCGGTATCTGGAAGGCCGGGAGCGGCTGCGGGAGGAGCGGCGGATCAGCAGGGAGATCGGCGAGACGATCAGCGCGGGATACCGGAAGCGGCGGAAGGAAAGGAATCTTCCATGAATGCGGCGGGTGCTTTATGCGCCCGCTCAAAGCCTTGAAAAACCTCGGTTTTTCAATGCGGAGGGCCGACCGCCTAAAAATCTGCGGATTTTTCGGGCGGCGGTCGGAACGGGAATGCATTTTTCTCCGCAAATGTGACCATTTGCTCCCGAAAAATGCCGAAACTGGCGTACATGCCGCCAGTTTCGATTGTACAGGATGTCCTGCGGAGCTTTGTCAACAGTCTGGGCGGGCGCTTTATGCGCCCGCTCTTTTTTTATTTTGGCGGATTCGGGAGCCGACGGGGCATGAGTTGGACATAATATCATCTTTGCAAGCCGGAGGGGAAAAGGCGTGCGGAAAATGGGCGCATAAAGAGGAAGCGATTTTTCGGGCTTGAGTTTCACACTCCGACGTGTTATGACAAGCTGGGAAGGGGCGTTGTATCGGCAGTTGTATCAGCGGTTGTATCTGTGTTGGATCTGCGTTGGATCTGCGTTGGAAATGCATTTATTGAAAGATGTGTTGTGATGCTGGTGCGGTTATTGATTCCGAAATGGTGGGGCGGCGTTGCGCGGTCGGGAAATGAAATGGTGGGGCGGCGTTGCGCGTCCCGTGGGCGGGAAAAGAAATGGTGGGGCGGCGTTGCGCGTCCCGCGGATGATGTGCTATAATGATCTGCGGAGGGGATTTGCATGGAGCTGGGCGGATGGAGCGAGAGCTATCTTGGGTATCTGGCAGACGTGCTTTCGATTGCGCGGCCCGTGCTGGAGACTGTGGATATGCTGGACACGAGGACGATGATCGCGCGGTATGACGCCGGGCGAAATGTGATTCGCCTGAAAAAGAGCGCCGGGCGGGCGGACGCGGCCTTCGCGCTGGCGCACGAGATGCGGCACGCTTGGCAGGCGGCGCGAAGGCGGGACATGCTGGAGGGCTATCAATACAACGCGGGCAATGCGGACAAATACAACGGGCAGGCGGCGGAGATCGACGCAAACGCCTTCGCCGTGATCGTGATGACGGATCTTTATCATTTGCGCCCGACGTTTGACGGGCTGGACGAGGAAACGCGGAAGAGGATATACGCGCGGGCGGACGAGATCGCGCGGGAATGGGCGGAATGAGAAAAGCTCCGCCGGATCTGGAATATGATCCGGCGGAGCTTGTTTGTTTTGAAATGGCCGGGCGGCGTTGGCCGTCAGGCGAGGATCGGCTCATAGCCCCATTCAGCCACGACGATGGGCGTGATGTCCGCGTCCTCCCATGCGGCGGGATCGTCGATGGGCGCGTCGCCCTCGATCTCCTCGGCGTATAGATCGTAGCCCTCGGCGTACAGGGAAACAAGGCTGCCGTCCTTTGACAGTTCGCGGCGCGCGTGGACATGGCCATCGAGATACGCGCCATGCTCAGAGGCGCGGGCTTCGGCCTCGGAGGCGTAATAGCCGTACACGTCGTTGAGCCGATAGGTATAGCGCAGGGTGTCGAGCTGCTTCAGCGCGTCCCGCGTGCTCGCCGGATCGGCAGAGATAAAGCGGTTGGTCGACAGTGTGCAGCTGGCATGAATATAATAGCGCTTCATGATGATGCCTCCTGAATGGTCACTTTTCCAGCTTGGCGATGACATAGGCCGTCAGGCTCACGCCCTCTTCGGCGGCGGCGCGGCGGATGCGCTCCACCAGCGCGGCGGGAAGGGTCAGATTCAAACGCGTCATGCTGTCGTCTTCGGGGATCTCGCCGAAGATCTCCTCATAGCGATCCGCGTCAAGGTGGCGCTCCGCCCACTTGCGGGCGGCATCGTAGGTGAGCGGGATGATGTCCTCTCCGCCGCCCCAGTTGCCGTTATCCAGAGATCTGGCGTAGCGGCTGCCCGCGCCGCCCTCGCCGTACAAAAAATACTCGCCGTTTCGCTTGACGTAAATCTCCTCGCACCAGTATTCGAGGCTGCCGTCATTTTTGCAAATACTGCCCAGCTTGCGGGCGGTCTCCGTGTTATACTTTTTGCCGTTGATGATCTTCTTCATGTTTCGATCCTCCTTGCGCGCGTACAATGCCCACGGGCGGGCGGTTTGGAAATGGCCGGGCGGCGTCATGCCTTGCATGAATTAAGGTAGATCGTATGGCTTCCCCCGTGTCGGTCGACATACTGGAGAGCGGGCGTCCCGGCATGACCGGTGACGAGAAGCTCGTGCAGGAGATAGGGGTTGAACCCGTCCATCACTTCGAGAGCGACCTCGCCCGATACGGTGACATAGGGGTGCATGTCCTCCGGGATCAGGATGTAGATCGGCTCCGACAGGGTGGCGGTGGCCGCCGGCGCGGTGGTGTAAACGCTCTGCTTTTCGTGGGCGAGCACGCCGTGGTTTTCGTAGATTTTCACCTTCATGATGATCCTCCTTGCCCGTGCATCATGCCCACGGGCGGGCGGTTTGAAAATGGCCGGGCGGCGTTGCCGGTCAGGCGAGCAGCTTGTCGATCTCCGCGAGGCGGGCGAGCAGGCGCTCTTTCTCCGCGAGCAGGGCGTCGCGATCCACGGCGGAACCCAGTACGCGCATCGTCACGCCATCCGGCAGGGCGGCGTCATCGGCGGGGCGCGGCACGCGGAGCAGTTTGACCACGCAGCCTTCGGGGATGGCCGTCCACCAGTTCTTCATGCTGCCTCCGCTCTCCGGCTTGCCCTCCAGAAACAGCACGCCTTCGCCGACGCGCGCGCCGGTATCGCGTCCGAACGCGGCGGCGATTTCGCGGCCGAGGATCGCGATGGGGCCGCGCTGACCGTAAATATTGCTGGTGAAGGTCAGCTCCACATCAACGGTCTCTGCGACGGGGCGATCATCACGGCCATAGACCTCACGCATGGCGGCGCGGGCTTCTTCGACGGCGTCTGCATCGACGCTCCAGCAGCGGGAGGCGGCGTCC